AATATATATTGACAGCCTAACTGAAGGAGATTACCCAATGGCAACCAAGAACATGTTTGAACAGCTTCTTGAGCACATCGTAAATGGCGAAGAAGCAAAAGCAGATGAGCTTTTCCACACTATCGTAGTGAGCAAATCAAGAGAGATTTATGAAAACCTAATCGAGAGCGATCTCGAAGAAGTCGACATCGACGAAGCTTCAGAAGAAGAAGATGAAGAGATGGACGAATCACGTGAAGAAGAAGAAGACGAAGAAGAGATGGACGAATCACGTGAAGAAGATGAAGACGAAGAAGAAATGGACGAAAATTTCGGCTTTGGTGAAGAAGAAGGCGGTGACGAAACCGACGACATGATGCATGATGTTGAAGAGCCAGCACACGATGCTGATGATTCAGACATGGATGACATGGACAGTGACGAAGAAGAAGGTTCCGCAGAAGATCGTATCGATGACCTAGAAGATGCTCTAGCTGATCTTAAAGCAGAATTTGATGCCCTAATGCGCGACGAAGAGCACGAGCCAGAACACCATGACGGGATCGATGATCCAAATTTTGGTGATGAGGACGAAGAAGACGAATCAATGATGCCAGCTTTTGAAGAAGAAGTTGAAGAGATCGATCTTAGCCCAGCCGAAATGATGAGAGAATATGTTGACAAGATCGGCGAGCCATACAAGGGCGGTAAAGTTGCAGGAACTAGCGAAGTTTCCGGAACTAACACAAAGTCATCTGTTGCTAAGAAGAACGACATGGGAGGAACTGCAAAGAACCTAGTGCAAGGCGGCGATGCTGACACTAAAGGTACTAAGGGTGGACTACTTGACCCAACAACTAAGCCACAAGACGGCGGAAACGTAAACAAGCCAGGTAACTCAGCAGCTGCTACTAAGCTAAGCCCAGTTACTAAAGGCCACGGTTCAGAGAAAAAGGGTGCAAGCGAAGTTAGCGGCATCAACAAGACGAGCGTTTTTAAGTAAGGAATAAAAAATAGTGATCTATCTCCAGGAACACCTAACATTCGACCAAGCAGGTATGGTCGTTGAGAGCGATGGTAAAGAAGGTAAAGACCTTCACATGAAGGGTATATGCATCCAAGGTGGCGTGAAGAACGCTAATCAGAGGGTGTATCCAGTCTCCGAAATCGCTAAGGCTGTCAAAACACTCAATGACCAAATTAAAGGTGGTTATAGTGTCCTTGGGGAAGTAGACCATCCAGCAGATCTAAAGATCAATCTAGATCGTGTGTCACACATGATCACAGAAATGTGGATGGATGGACCTAACGGTTACGGCAAGCTAAAGATTTTGCCAACTCCGATGGGTCAATTGGTGAAAACCATGGTAGAAGCAGGCGTTAAATTAGGCGTTAGTAGTCGTGGTAGCGGCAATGTCAAAGAAGACGGTTCAGGTCAAGTTAGTGACTTTGAGATCGTAACTGTTGATGTTGTCGCACAACCATCTGCACCTGGCGCTTATCCAACACCAATCTACGAACATCTCATGAACGCACGAGGTGGAAACAAGGCATTTAACTTAGCAAATGAAGTCAGGCACGATCCTAGGGCACAGAAATTTTTAAAAGAACAACTCGTGAATATTATACGCGGGCTCCAATAACAGAGGAGAATCACATATGTTGGAAGTACTAAAAAATCTATTCGAAAACAATGTGGTTTCCGAAGATATCAAGGCGGAAATCGAAGAAGCTTGGAACAACAAGATCCAAGAGAATCGCGACCAAGTAACTTTAGAGCTTCGTGAAGAATTTGCACAAAAGTTTGAGCATGAAAAGTCAGTGATGGTAGAATCACTAGATAAGATGCTCTCAGAACGCCTAGCTAGCGAGATTGCTGAGTTCGTTGAGGACAAGAAGCAGCTAGTAGAAGCTAAGGCAAAGTATGCAAAGAAGATGAAAGCAGACACTAAGCAGATGCAGGAATTTGTTTTCCGTAAGCTTGCTAATGAGCTTTCAGAGCTTTACGAAGATCAAAAGGTAATGAGTGATAACTTCAGCAAGCTAGAAAACTTCGTAGTTTCTCGCCTAGCTAAAGAAATCACAGAATTCAATCAAGACAAGAAAGAAGTAATTGAGACCAAAGTAAAACTGATCAAGGAAGCTAAGACACAACTTGAAGAAGTTAAAGCAAGGTTCATCAAGCGTTCTGCTAAGATGGTTGAAACAACGGTTGTAAATTCACTGAAGTCAGAACTACATCAGCTAAAAGAAGATATTTCTCAGGCTAGGACGAATGACTTTGGTCGTAGAATCTTCGAAGCATTTGCTTCGGAATATACACATAGCTATCTCAACGAAAAGAGAGAAGTTGCTAAGATGTTCAAAGTCCTCGAACAGAAGGACAAAGAAATCAGAGCAGCAAAAGCTCAAATAGCAGAGAAAGCACAGATTGTCGAGAGCAAGGAAAAAGAAATATCAAGGATGCGTGAGCTAGATGCTCGTAAGCAAGTCCTCGGTGAATTGCTATCACCTCTCGGTAAAGACAAGCGAGCAGTAATGGGTGAACTCCTAGAGAGTGTAGCTACATCAAAGCTCCGCACAGCATTTGACAAGTATCTACCGTCCGTTTTGAACGAAGGTACGGCACCAAAGCAGGCATTAGTTGAGGCAAAAGAAGTAACAGGCAACAAAGAAACAACCACAAAAGATGTTGTTGTTGAAAGTAACATCATTGACATCCGTAGACTAGCGGGAATAAAATAAGGAGTTTAAAACATGTCAACACTATTAGAAGGCCGCTGGCAGGACACGAAAGAAGCACTGTTAGAAGGCCTTTCAGGAAACAAGAAGTCAGTAATGAGCGTTACTCTCGAGAATACACGCAAGTATCTCGCTGAGTCTGCCACTGCTGGTGCCACATCTGCCGGTAACGTAGCAACCCTAAACAGGGTAATACTTCCAGTAATACGTCGCGTTATGCCGACTGTTATTGCTAACGAACTAGTTGGCGTTCAGCCAATGACTGGTCCAGTAGGACAAATCCACACTCTACGTGTTCGCTATGCTGATACATCATCAGGCAGCGGCGTTGTAGCAGGTGAAGAAGCACTAAGTCCTTTCAAGATTGCGTCAGCTTACTCAGGTAATGCTACTGCAAGCTCACCAAAGGCAAACAGCACTGCAACACTAGAAGGTAGTGCTGGTAACCGTCTAAGCATCCAGATCCTAAAGCAGGTCGTAGAAGCAAAGACTCGCAAGCTATCAGCTCGCTGGACTTTTGAATCTGCACAGGACGCTCAGGCACAACAGGGTATCGATATTGAAGCAGAAATCATGGCAGCACTTGCACAAGAAATCACTGCTGAAATCGATCAAGAAATCCTAACTTCACTACGTAACCTAGCTGGTACTGCCGTTGAAACATACGACCAGGCAGCTGTTTCAGGTACTGCTACATTCGTTGGTGACGAGCATGCTGCATTGGCTGTTCAGATCAACCGTGTTGCTAACTTGATTGCACAGCGTACACGTCGTGGTGCTGGTAACTATGCAGTTGTTTCTCCGTTCGCTCTAACGATCCTACAGAGTGCAACAACTTCAGCATTTGCTCGCACTACAGAAGGCACTTTTGAAGCTCCAACTAACACTAAGTTCGTTGGTACTCTAAACAGTGCAATGCGTGTTTATGTTGACGGTTACGCACAAGACAGCACTTCAGTTCTAGTTGGCTATAAGGGTTCAACTGAGTCAGACGCTCCAGCGTTCTACTGCCCATACATTCCTCTAATGTCAAGCGGTGTCGTACTTGATCCGGCTACTTTCGAGCCAGTCGTAAGCTTCATGACACGTTATGGTTATGTAGAGCTTTCAAATGCTGCATCGTCGCTCGGCAACGCAGCTGACTACTTGGGTCTAGTTGGTATCACTAACGGCAACGTAAAGTTCTCCTAATATTTTAGGAATTCTAACAACAAAGCGGGCAGAAATGCCCGCTTTTTTGTGGCTATTGGTTGACATATAAGTAATCTGTGTTAGAGTAAATCATGATACCAGAGATCAAAGATACACAAGATTGGTATGCTGTTGACGCTATGTTAAAAAAACTAGCAAGACAGATTCCTGGATTTTATCACGACTATTATCGCTTGTCAAAGAATATCGAGATCAAAATTAAAGAATTAGGTTTGATAGATATCGAGCTGCGAAAACGACATTCAGAATACCACGTGAAGAAAAAATTAGAAAAACTGCATGAAATAAATGACGTGATACGCATGTTTTCTAAGATGCATCTCCTAGCATCTCTCTCTAAACGATAAATATATTTGTTCACGAGAACTTATGCGGAAACCCACCGCGTAGGGCCTAGAACGCCATTTAAAAGGAGAAAACAAATGGGACGTCCGTTAAACAAGAAATATTTTGGTAACCGCAACCGTGGTGTTGACGGTAACCTAGGGGCCGCAAACTCAGGAGGTGATGCTGGATTAGGTGGCGAAGGAATAGCAAGCATCGGTAGCATCACAGCAGGTTCATTCACTGCTGCGCAGGCTGCTGCAGCAACACTTACATTTCCAACTCCTGCTCTAAGCGGAGAAGGTGCTATCACAGCAACTGGTACAGCAAATTTCAAATACCTAAGCGGTGGAACACTAACTGGTTCAGCAACTATCGCATATAGCAGCGCAAACGTGACAGCTACCGTAGCAGGTGGTACTATCACCCTAACACCTACACTAACTTCAGCTACTACAGGTGTAGGAGTAACAGCAGTAACTAACACAGCTGGTGTTATCACTGTAGCATCAGGAACATACGTAGTCGGCCAAGATTTGGTCATCACAACTACAGTAGGCGGAACAACACTACCAAGCGGAACATACTATGTCGCAGTTGGTGGTACGAGCGTAACCAGCATCACAGTTGCTAGCACATATGCTAATGCTGTAGCAGGAACTCCAGTTCCAACAACATTTAGCACTACTGGTTCAGTAACAGCGACAGTAGTCAAAGGTGGAACTTACAACACTATCGCTTCAGTAGCACTGTCAAACGGTGGTGCGTTCCCAGCAGCTAGCATCACATCAGCTACTGGTGCTATCGCTCTAGTCCAATCTGGAACATCAGGCACAGGACAGACATTCACTATCACTTCAGCAGCATGGGGTCTAACAAGCGCAACTATCACTAACGCGGGTGATGGCTATATATCAACCCAGACTCTTACTGTCACTATCGGCAACAACCAAGGTGCAGCAGCTTCAGCTGTTCTTGTTGTTTCTAGTGCTTCAGCAGGTGCTCCAGGAACAGCAGGTGATCGTGATAAGGCTATCTTGATAACTGCGAACGTAGGCGGTACTGCACGTTCAAACAGCGATATAATCAAGCAGAAAAATGGACGCACTTACAAAGTTGAAAATACAGACGGTGCTGGATATGTAAAACTAGTAGCTGCTTCACCTGCTAGTGCAGGTCAGGCTACTATAAACGCTACTGACTCAGGCGGCGGTACATACTATGTGACTAAGCTAACTAACCACAAAGCTACTCTAACACAGAATACCGGAACTACATTTGCGACCGGTGCATCTGTAAAGTGGACCTTTAGTGGTTCGCCAGCAGCTGACCAAGTTACTATCGACAACGGATAATAGTTGATGTCAGTCAATATAGTACGTGTAAGTAGCAATTACAAGATAACGGCCCAGGGTGGTACCATCACCCTGGATACCGGTAGTTCATCAGGTAATGTTATAATAAACGGCAACTTAGTGATCACTGGGACTAACACGTCATTGACTACTACACAACTAACAATCGCCGATAATGTCGTAACATTAAACAGCACAGAACAAGGTTCGAGCGGAGTTACAGGCACATCTCCGTTCTTACAACAGGCAGGTTTTGATATCTATAGAGGTGCTAGCCCATCTGACAGTAACGGCAATGCACAGATCTTATGGGATGAAACGATTAGCTGGACTGACAGCAACACCGGAACTACAAAATATGGTTCTTTTGTTTTTAAAACAGTAAACGGTGGACTAAACTCAGTTCATGCTACATCATTCGTATCTACTAATAACATAACACTACAGGTAGGAAGCAGCAGCGTCATAGCGGTTAGGGGCGCCAGCAACTATGCAGCTAATGTAACTGACGCTAATCACATACCTAATAAAGCATATGTTGACTCTAAGCTTGCATCTCTCACTAACAGTGTTGTTGCAGCACCTAGCACTTCTAAGGGTGCTTCAGGAGACACCGCAGGTTCTATAGCATTTAATGCTTATAACTTCTATTACTGCACCGCAAATTACACGACCGGATCTGCGGATATATGGGTTAAAATTCCTTGGGTAACTGGCGCATGGCCATAATCAGCTTATAGTATCTAATAGCTCAAATACAGTATCAATCTTAGCACGTATTATCTTATTATTGAGCGTATTTTTTACACCTTGATGTATAGGTTTTGGAAAATTATCAGCACGGCACCATGCCCACCCCATATGTTCTTCGCTTAGAACAGGTACAAATTCATCTTTGACTATGCAGATATAGGTCTGGAAATTAAAGTGTTCGTCATCACTAACAAACGTTTCTAGTGGTATTGATTTGATGATGGTTGGTAATTGACCTATTTCTTCGGTCATCTCTCTCTGCAAACCTTGCCAGATGCTTTCACCTGCTTCGGTCTTGCCACCAACTAGTCCCCAAATACCTTCTTTCTTTCCATTTGCTTTCTGTAAGAACAAGAATCGGCTAGTTTTTTGGCTCAGTATTAAAGCTCCGCTTCCTTTGATTTTCTTTATCATTAGAGTTCCAAACGCCAAGATCCTGGAAGATATTCTCCCTCAAAACTCTTAGTCCAAGCAGTTCCGTCCCACTTGTATTGTATACCTGTCTTTAGGTTAGTAACGTACGTAACATTCGTAGTAGCAGCAGCATTAAACACCACGTTCCATTGGTTGCCGTCCCACTGTATCAGATCATAGATAGCAGCATAAAAATCAGTGCTGTTTGCATTCCTCCAAGCGATTGGGCCCGTGCCTGGGGGATTTAGGATACTGCCTATTGGATTTATTATGAGATATCTTATTCCAGGAACTAGATTAGATGGATTATATGTCCTAGGATCAACTATAGCATCGATGGTACCTCTACCTGAAATGATCGTATTTGATGGATAGGTATCAGTGTCCCAATTTATAGTCATTATAGCCTGATTGTTAGGATCTATAGCACCAGTACCAACTATCTCTGTCCCGTCGGGTTTTGATAAAAATATCCTACTTACTCCTGCAGTCCACGTACCATACTGATCGAGCAGGCTATACCAATTAGTGTCCTGTCCGTATTTTACCGGAACACCTAACAGATCAGTTGATACATTCTGTCCGTCTGCTACTAATTGTGCTTTATTATCTATGACCAGCAGACCGTAATTTCCCGGAGTCACATTTACAGTTGCAGCTGGTTGACCATTTATAAATGTAGGATCTAATGTTCCACTAGTATTGAATATATTTGATACTATGCTCTGTATAACACCTAGGCGAGTTACTATACCTGGAGGAGTTATCCATATAGGTGTATCAAAAGTCAAAGTAGCAACATCGATATCGCTATCAATACCAACAGGAATAGTCCTGTTGCTGAAAACGATACCATCTAGATATATAGCAGTCAAACTAGTCCAATCAACATAGTTGTCAGTAGTCTGTATCTCAAAGCTAGGATTAAACAATACTAATATCTGTTCCATTACCTGTAGCTTCTGTTCGGTGTTTGTGGTCCAGATATCTGCTTTCACGGTTAGCTTATAGGGTGTAGGAGCTATCCTCTGTATAGCATAAGAATTTCCCTGCTGAGCCGTAGGCTCTCCAGCTTCGTTTAATGCTCTTTCACGTATGCTTACGGTGCTTATATAAGATGAATCTATCAATCTAGTTGTATCTAAGGCTAAGTCACTGACATAAACAGATATCCTAGGAGCACTGGGGATTTTGTTTTCAGTATTGTCTCTGATAACGCTAGCAGCATTCCTGCTAATATCACCGTACATGACTGGGACAACTTTTTGTGTTCCATCGGCTGTTTGTACCTTGAAACCACTTAGCATACGTATTATCTGAGACAAGTATCTTCTTATCTGTCCATCATAAAAGAATTGAATCTTACTTCTCCCTACATGTCAGCGGTTAGTTTAGACGCCGAGCTTAGTGCTACCCTCTGTACTACCTTCTTAGAGTATATAGTCCAAGTCAACGTGTCTCCTGCTACTATCACGTAAGCTGTAACAAATCCTATATTTCCGCTGCTATCGATTACATTTAGTAGAGGCATAGCCTGTCCATTTACATAAACTTCTATTCCGTAATCTACATTGTATTGTACTGTAGTAACCACTGTTCCGGTACTTATGTTTACTGATGCAGTTAGTTGTGTGGCTATAAACGTCGTAGAAACTATTATCGTATCTGTGTAAATTGGATTTAGATTTGTTGTAGCTACGTTGTTTACGAAACCAAGCTTTTCTATCTGTCTGTTATCAACGTTTGTCATAGTCATTTGTACATTATCTTGGAATTTAACCCAACGTGTTCCGTCGTAACGGAAGAGCCTGTTTGGTAGATAATCAACTCTCAAGAAGAAATCTCCCAATGCAGCACTAGTAGGAAATGCTATACCAAAACCGTAAGGAACACCATTAGGCGGTAAATTACTACCTATCAGATATCCTTGATAAGCACTAGCATCAGGACTAACATTTACTGCATCAGCAGTGTTTACGCCGTCTATAGCTAACTCGCTGCTATCAACAGTTACTAGTTCAGAATTGCCCTGGGCATCTGTTTGTAACGTGAAATAGCCACTAGTATTATAACCACTGAGTGGTGCAGCAGCTTCTGCTTCTGCTACTACGCCGTCGTTTAATTCTATCTCTTTAGTATAAGTGCTCATGATATAACGCAGTGTGTCTGAATTTGATGCTTCGGTATAATACAAGCTGTTAGGAGGAGCTGTGTTAGAGACCTGTGCGGTCACATTATAGATCTGGCCATTGTATTTTATAGTTTGACCTGCATAATAGGTCTTTGTAGCATCAAAATCGCCAGCAAATGTATCTGTGTTTTGTGGGAGATCGAGTATATCTTTAAATTCTTGGCTGTCTATGATAGGTTTGCACTTTAACCTATATAGGTGAGGCCACCAAGTCATTGAGAATCCCTCAGATGCTCGATTTACATCTTCTATTACATAAAACCTCTTCAGTGCTACACTGAAATCATTTAATGCAAAATCGTCAGCTAGATGAGGTAATTCTAGCACGTCTCCGCTCATTATCTTGCGACCTAATACATCAACGCTATTGTTTATGTGTACAGTGATGAATATCGTATCATTCTGCAAGAAAAGACCAAATTGGCTCAGATTAAAATCTATATCCTGTACATTATACACACCCCTCAACACATATACAGTGCTATCGTATTTGCGATCTCTGTTTTCTAAGAAAAGCACATCTTGTATCGTGGCTGGACTAGTAGCCTTGTTTGGATCAGCTGGATCTTGTGGACCTAGATATTTGTGTACTAAAACATCCGTTCCGCCTACTTGGAACATCTCATAGACGTTCTTGTCTATGAACTTGTAGTCATTTCCTTTTTCTGGTTTATAGAGGCTTAGGCGTGGCATACAAGTATTTATTGCTATCGATAAATACGATTAGCAAAGATCTCTGGGTGGAAAAATGACTCAACAAATAATAAATTTAGGAACCGGCCCAAACACAAAAGACGGTGATCCTGTAAGGACAGCTTTCTCTAAAGTAAATGCGAACTTTACAGAACTCTATAGTGCTTCAGCATTACCTTCTCAGACTGGATACGGTGGTAGATATCTAACAACCAACGGTACTGCTGTTAGCTGGAGCTCTAATCCAGTTCCTACAGACGTTAGCCAACTATCTGACACTAATTATCTAATGGGTAGGACTATAGCAGCAACTTATGTTTCAGCTGCTAATACTAATTCATCTAGTGGAACTACCTTTAGTGGTGACCTAACCGTAACTGCTGCGTTAAACACGGTAATAACTGGTTGGTATGCCAATGGTCCAGGAATGACCAATTCGGTTATCACAGCAGTAGTCACTTCTACTAATTATAGACTGATATCAGTTATCGATGCTAACTTTGCTGCAGGCAGCACGTACTATTTTAGCTCAGATCCATTTAGGTTTTATAATCCACACCTACCCGCAGATCGTGCAGGTTATCTCTATAACGATGGCAACGGTAAACTTGGTTGGGGCACTGGCGGAGTATCGGGAGGAAATGTCACTGTTGCAGCAACACCGGCGCAGTTTCCTAATACCGGAGATTTTTGGTTTAATACTTCTACCGGTTCACTATTCGTAAGATATAGTAATAACTGGGTTCCAGCAACTTCAGATATAGGACCAGTTGGGTTTACAGGATCGTCAGGATCGCCGGGAGGTTATACAGGTAGCCAAGGCGTTGGATATACAGGTAGCATAGGTTATACCGGGTCAGCCGGTGCAGGTTATACTGGCTCTGTAGGAATAGGTTTTGCCGGTTCTGCAGGTAGCATAGGTTATACCGGATCAGCCGGCACAGGATATACAGGTTCATCTGGAGCATATGCTGCTGTTGGTTATACAGGTTCAGCAGGAACCTCAACAGGATCCTATGACAATATTCCTAATACTAACGTACAGAGAGATAATTACGGAAACATTGATGTAAGCTTGATATTAGCGACCGATATACATCTAGGTCCGACTAACCCTTCTATAAGTGATCGCAATGCGGTGATGCAGATAACTACTAACGTCAACACATATGCGCAGATGTGGCAACAGAATCTATCAAACGGTTTATTTGCTAGCACAGATTATGTAGTTACCAATGATGTAGGTTCAGACAACACCCACTATCTAGATATGGGCATAAACAGCAGCGGATATGGAGATCCCAGCTTCACTATCGCAGGTGCTAGTGATGGTTATCTCTACGTGCAAGACGGTAATCTAACCTTAGGTACTTCAACTGCGCAGAAAGATTTGATTTTCTTTACTGGTGGTACCTTATCTACTAACGAAGCAGGCAGGATACATAACGGTAGATGGTTGTTAGGAGCAACTGATGATAACAGCAGCAAGCTACAGGTCAATGGCAGCATCAGCAATTCTGGATATCCTAGCATCACTTATCACTATGATGTCACTCCAGGAACCGTAAGCATTTCTAACAATGGAGTAGTGAATTTTCCTAACTTCAGTGGTACAGTAGTAGTAAACGATCACACAAGTGGAGGTGTAACTCTTTGGTTGTGTGGAGGTAATACTGCTACTGCTTTGGGCAGTTCGACTACTTCGAGCGGAACGATAGCCCTAAACAGCTCAATAAATGGCTATACATGGACTAATACTACCGGGCAGACTAGGAACTTTGCTTTCTTTATAACCAGGACCAACACAACAAGCTAAGGAAACTAGATAAATGACTACTTTGAATTTTCCAAATCCTCTTTATATTTCCGAGTACTATGCCCCTAACGGTATAGTATATGTGTGGGATGGTACTGCATGGACTATCAGCAATAAAACCGTACTGGTGCAAGGGCCATTGGGTTATACTGGATCTCAGGGATTAGGATATGCAGGTTCGATAGGTTATGCAGGGTCAACCGGATATGCTGGTTCAAAGGGAAATACCGGTTATTCAGGTAGCCAAGGTATAGGGTATTCGGGTTCTATAGGCTATACCGGATCGGTAGGATATATAGGATCTCAGGGAAACCTAGGATATACAGGTAGCCAGGGCATAGGATACAACGGATCTACAGGCTACACAGGATCGATCGGATATGCTGGATCAATCGGATATTTTGGATCGACTGGCTATCTAGGATCTACAGGATATGCAGGATCTATAGGTTATTCGGGGTCAAAAGGCTATAATGGATCAACGGGATACTCTGGTTCGGTTGGTTACTCTGGATCAACAGGATATTCCGGCTCAATTGGCTATTCAGGATCAATTGGCTATTCCGGTTCAGTTGGTTTTTCTGGCTCTCAGGGAGTAGGATATGCTGGATCACAGGGTATAGGTTACACAGGATCAATAGGATATATAGGATCAATAGGATATACAGGATCTATTGGCTTCTTTGGCTCTGCAGGATTTGTTGGCTCTGCAGGATTTGTTGGCTCTGCAGGATATGCTGGATCTGCAGGTTATCAAGGATCGCAAGGATATGCTGGATCTGCAGGTTATCAAGGATCGCAAGGATATGCTGGATCTGGAGGCTACTATGGTTCGACCGGATATACCGGCTCACTCGGTAATACAGGCTATGCAGGTTCGCAAGGAACTACCGGATATGTTGGATCTCAAGGACTACAAGGTGTGCCAGGAACTAGCTTCAATCTTAAAGGTACTGTTGCTACTACTAACAATCTACCTAATTCCGGTAACTCTGCAGGTGATGCTTGGATAGTTGCCTCCGGTGGCGATATGTGGTTGTGGAATGCAACTACTCTTCTCTGGAATGATATTGGAAAGATAGTAGGATATGTTGGTAGTGCAGGAAACAGTGGTTATACCGGATCAGTAGGACTTTCTGGATATGCTGGTTCTCAGGGAGTAATTGGTTATTACGGGTCTTTTGGATACACAGGCTCTTCTGGTTATTTAGGATCAAAAGGCTACAACGGATCAACTGGTTATACTGGATCATCTGGATATAATGGTTTGGCAGGTTATACTGGTAGTGGTTATACAGGATCAGCGGGTTATACTGGTAGTGGTTATACAGGATCAGCGGGTTATACTGGTTCTATAGGATTCACAGGTTCGGTAGGTTTCTCAGGTTCAGTAGGCTATAGTGGATCGATTGGATATATTGGATCAATTGGATATACTGGATCATCTGGATATACTGGATCAGTAGGCTATGCGGGATCATTTGGTTATAGTGGATCAATTGGCTACAGCGGATCAAACGGTTACGTTGGATCTGTTGGTTTTGTCGGTAGTGTTGGATATTCTGGATCGCTAGGTTATTATGGATCTGCAGGATATACAGGTTCTGGTGGGTACTATGGATCTACAGGATACACTGGCTCAATAGGCTATAGCGGTTCAGGGGGATATAACGGATCTGTTGGTTTTATTGGTTCAACTGGTTACACTGGATCGATTGGATATGTGGGTTCACAAGGTATCGGATATGCGGGATCGATAGGATATAACGGATCAGTTGGTTTTGTTGGATCTGTTGGGTTTGTTGGTAGTATAGGTTATACTGGTTCGATAGGATTTGTTGGATCGTTTGGATATACTGGTAGTGCTGCTTATTCTGGATCGGTTGGATATTTTGGGTCTACTGGATATAAAGGCTCAAGCGGTGTAACAGGCTATTCTGGATCAATCGGATATAATGGGTCAACCGGATATCAAGGATCGGTTGGCTATAACGGATCAAATGGATATCAAGGATCAACCGGATATCAAGGATCGGTTGG